TTGGCAGAATCGACGATACGTTCCTTCATTACTTTTGCTTCAGGATCATCAGATAAACTCAGACGAGTATAAAGAATCTTCTGTTTGTCCAGAAGTTTCTCTAGCATACCAACATGAAACTTTTTCTCTTCCTGATTCATCTCAGGGAACTTGAAGACGTTACGATAAACATCCTCTTGTAACTCACTTATCTCCGCCATTTCTGCACGGACTACATCAGAATCGAAAAAACTCATTTACCTAAAACAACTTTCTTAAGAACATTTTTATAACGAGATACGTCAATATTTAGGAATGGAGAATACTTTCTCATCCTCATGCTGACGGTTTCCCACACTGGATCGGATAACTTGTCGTCCCAATCTTTTCTGAACCCAAGTATTCTATCAAGGATGACTAGGGTTTCAATTGATATGTCATCCCTGAGGTATGATTTCAAGATATCTGGATGACGAGAACCATCCATAGAGAACATAGCATCAAAGTTATTATCTGAAAAGACCCTCTCTGTTTCTTCCTTGAACATGTAAGAAAGTGATTGAGTTCTCTTCTTCCATGAAGTATATCTACCCTCACCCTCGCGTATCATCTCTCCTATCCAAAGCTTACTTGGATCAGTGCAGGTGATAAAGTTAGATATGAAGAACTCAACTACTTCTTGGTCTGATTTGTTTCTCGCTAACTTCTCAAACCAGAAGCGATCTTTTCGTTTGTAGAAAGACTGAACGGTTGCACGACTCTTACCACAATACTTATGGTAGTCATACTTCTCCTTGGTGAAATGATTCTTCAAGGAGAGATATTGTTTGTAGGCATCAAACGGCATCATCAAAAAAGTAATATAAGGGTTTTTTGCCGGGAAAATTTTTTACCCTAAACAGGAATCACAGTGGCAATTTTGCACGGGAACTTCTCTTCAAGAAGTTAAGTTCCATTGCTTCATATTTGATCTTCTCTTTCAGTGGTTTGGAGATCAGTTTAGGAACGGATTCCAAATCAATACTATTCTTTTCACAGAAGTGAATAATAGCATCGATATAACTCATGTCTGAGTTCTGTATTACAAGAGACTCGATCTCTTGTGCGAAGCGAGAAGGGCAAAAGAATTTACT